GGACACAGGTTCGTACATTTTTAATGCACTGGTTTCAGGTAGCATATTTGGTGGTGTATCTGGGAATAAGATTACTGCTATTGCTGGAGAGTCTTCTACTGGAAAGACTTTCTTCTCTCTCGCTGTCGTTAAGAATTTTCTTGATACCAATCCTGATGGTTACTGCCTCTATTTTGACACTGAGGCTGCTGTTAACAAATCCCTTCTTGAGTCTAGGGGTATTGACCTCACTCGGTTAGTTGTAGTCAATGTTGTGACTGTAGAAGAGTTCCGTAGTAAGGCGCTCAAGGCAGTAGACATTTACTTAAAAAAACCTGTAGAAGAGCGCAAACCTTGTATGTTTGTGTTAGACTCTTTAGGTATGCTTTCCACTGAGAAAGAAATTACTGATGCACTAAATGATAAACAAGTTCGGGACATGACCAAATCCCAACTTATCAAAGGTGCCTTCCGTATGCTCACTCTTAAGTTGGGTCAGGCAAACATTCCCATGATTGTTACTAACCACACCTACGATGTCATTGGCGCTTACGTACCTACTAAAGAGATGGGCGGCGGTTCTGGTCTTAAGTACGCTGCTTCTACCATTATTCACCTCAGTAAGAAAAAGGAAAAAGACGGAACTGAAATCGTCGGAAACCTTATCAAGGCTAAGACTGCTAAGTCACGTTTAAGTAAGGAGAACCAAGATGTTACGGTACGTCTGTATTATGATGAGCGTGGTCTTGATCGATATTATGGTCTTCTTGAGCTCGGTGAACTGGGCGGTCTCTGGAAAAACGTCGCAGGACGTTATGAGATCGACGGCAAAAAAGTCTATGCTAAAGCTATACTCAAAGACCCCGAGCAATATTTCACTCCAGAAGTAATGCAGCAACTTGATGCTGCCGCAAAGGAACAGTTCTCTTATGGGTAGTCTAGGCGACTTTGTTCATGTATATCCAAAGGTTCTCCCCAATGAAGTGTGCGATCAACTGGTCTCATACTTTGAGGAGAACCAAGAGAAACATGAGCAGGTAAACAATGATGGTTGCCCTAACTTTACTCAGTTCAACCTGACTCAAAATAGGGAGAACTGTGAGGTTATTCACAACCTACTTGTTAGGACTACATTGGAATACAAGAAAAAGTATTATGAATACTTTTCCGAATGCCCTTTACCTGAGAAACATTCATTTGAAGAATTTCGGATAAAGAGGTATAATCCTAATAGTGGTGATAGGTTTGATAGACATGTAGATGTTATCAACCACTCTAGTGCCAGAAGGTTCCTATCATTCTTCTGGTATTTGAATACCGTTGACGACGGTGGAGACACAGTATTTGAGCATGGTAGTATATCTCCATGCAAGGGTTCTTTAGTTGTGTTTCCTCCACTGTGGATGTTTCCCCATGAGGGCAAAGCACCTATCAGTCAACCAAAATACTTATTAAGTACATACTTGCACTACTTATAATGGAAAGGATTGAAACCACTATTCTTAGGAACCTTGTTTACAATGAAGAATACTCTAGGAAAGTAATTCCTTTCATTCAACCAGACTACTTTGACCAGAGAACTGAACGGGTGGTCTTTCAAGAGATCGTTCACTTCATTGTGAAGTATGGTTCTGCTATTACAACTGAAGCACTCAAGATTGAACTTGAGAATAGAACTGACTTGACTGAGGGTGAGATCAAAGAAGTTCGTGATATTAGTGAGTTCCTTCACGACTCTCCAGTAGATAGTCAGTGGTTGCTGGACACTACTGAAAAGTGGTGTAGAGACCGTGCTATTTACTTGGCACTCATGGAGTCTATTACCATTGCTGATGGTAACAATGAGAAGAAGAACCGTGATGCTATTCCATCCATTCTTTCTGATGCTCTAGCAGTATCTTTTGACAACCACATTGGTCATGACTACCTTAATGATTATGAGGAACGCTATGAGTCTTACCACCGTAAGGAAGATCGTATTCCGTTTGACCTTGAGTATTTTAACAAGATTACGAAAGGTGGTCTTCCTAATAAGACTCTTAATGTCGCTCTTGCTGGGACAGGTGTTGGTAAGTCTCTTTTCATGTGTCATATGGCTAGCTCCTGTTTGCTTAACGGACGTAATGTGCTTTACATTACAATGGAGATGGCAGAGGAGAAAATTGCTGAACGTATTGACGCAAATCTTCTAAATGTCAATATCCAAGATTTGACAGACTTGCCCAAGACAACTTTTGAGAATAAAGTTACTAAACTTGCCAAGAAGACACAAGGACAACTTATAATTAAAGAGTATCCTACGGCATCAGCACATAGTGGACACTTTAAGGCACTTCTTAACGAACTTGCACTTAAGAAGTCATTTAAGCCTGATATTATTTTCATTGATTACCTTAATATATGTGCTTCCTCCCGCTATCGCCAGACGGGCACTGTCAATTCATATAGCTACATTAAAGCTATTGCAGAAGAGCTTAGAGGGTTGGCTGTTGAGGCAAACGTCCCTATCGTTTCTGCCACGCAGACCACTCGTTCTGGTTATGGTAGCAGTGATGTTGAGCTTACTGACACTTCTGAATCCTTTGGTCTCCCTGCTACTGCTGATCTTATGTTTGCCCTTATTAGCACTGAGGAACTCGAACAGTTGGGACAGATTATGGTGAAGCAATTGAAGAACCGATACAATGATCTCAGTGTCTTCAAGCGTTTCATTGTTGGTATTGACAGAGCGAAGATGAGACTGTATGATTGTGAACAGTCTGCTCAGACTGACATACTTGACTCTGGGCAAGAAGGGGAGTATGATAATGAAGAAACAAAACCTAAAAAATCATTCGAAGGATTTAAATTTTAATGGAACGACATATTGACTTTGAACGCTATCAAAAATTTGTTGATGCGGTTACTAGCGATGCCTCTACTGATTTTCTCGCTCTTTCCGACCGCCTTGTTGCCCTTGATGAGAAGGGTGCCAATATTGAGCGACTACTTACTGCAGGTGTTGGTATTAATGCTGAAGGTGGGGAGTTCCTTGAAATCATCAAGAAGATGGTTTTCCAAGGAAAACCTTGGAACGACGATAACCGTGAGCATCTTATTATTGAACTCGGTGATCTTATGTGGTACGTTGCTCAAGCCTGCATGGCACTCGATGTTTCCTTTGACGATGTGATTGCCACTAACGTCAAGAAACTTGAGAAGCGTTATCCCGAAGGCACCTTTGATGTTTACTTCTCCGAAAATCGTGCTGCTGACGACCGATGAGTAAGTTTATTATCTTTACTAAAGAGTCCTGTGGACCCTGTGGTTTAGTCAAGAAGTACTTTAACTCTATCAAAGATGAGCGTACAAAACTCATCGAAGAAGTTTATCTTGATGACTTTGCTGATACTCCTATTCCACAAGAGAACTTGGACCTTGCGAAGAAGTATGGTGTGACTGCTACTCCTGTCCTTATTATTGTTGATGAAGAAGAACAACTTTTGGAAACGTATACTGGAGGAATGGGAATTACTCAAAACATTAGAAAACTATTTGACAAATATAAAGTATGAAAAACGTAACTATTGAGATGTCTGTCCGCGCTGCAGCGGCAGTCCGTCAAGTCTTGTTTGACGCACAAAAAGGATACAGTACTGGTGACTCTTGCCCAGAGCGTGTATTCGAAATTCGTGAAGTCATTGTTGACCTTGACGATGCCATCAGTGCTGTGGTAGAATAAGCACACAAGACCCGAAAGGGTCATTTGCTCAAGTGGCGGAATCGGTAGACGCCCGAGTTTTAGGTACTCGTGTCCTTGCGACGTGGAGGTTCAAGTCCTCTCTTGAGCACTAAATAGTTCAAAAAGGTAATGGCATCATTATCACCTGCAGAACTAAAAAAGAGAAATAACTTTTCACTTTTCAAGACTAGGATCGCTAGCAGAGGTGATTTTACTCTTGTTGAGGGTAATGGTCTAAAGGTAAAAATAGACCCAAGAGTTGCTAAGACTTTAAATAGCGTAGATGACCTATCACAATACCAGCAAGGGCAAAGTATTCTTTTACCAACAGTAACGAATACTACAATAAGACTAACACAGTTATATAAAGACTCTAAGTTTTCTGGAAGAACTCAGAATACTACTGCTGCAGAAGACGAACAGATAAGAACTATAAGAAGAAAACTTGAGGAGATAAAGGAAAAGACTGGAAGTGACGCTGTAACTCTGAAAGTAGGTAAGAACTATTATAGAGTCATTGCAGTTGAGAGTACACCTGGAACTCCAAAGTCAGACTTCCACTTCAGAGATATTGAGGGAAGAATGGTAGGTTTTGTCTCACACAAAGACGGACTATCAGCAACTGCTATTCAGCAGTGGGGTGGTATTACCATGAGAGGTGAACCTGTTCTTGCTGCTCATCCAGAGACTCAGGCATTTGTTCAGACGATACAAAAAATGTATCCGAAGGGTATTCCACCCGCCACAACAGTCGCCAGAAAAATAAAAGACACCAGACTCAAGATGATGGCAGTCTATGGTAATGGTTATGGTGGTCCTTCCAGTATACAGAATGTTGATCTGCTCTTACAGGGTACAGTTAATATTCAGAGGGTCACTACTGGAAAATATAAGTTGGTCGCTTCGGCACAGACCCATAATAATGGCGATGCTATCACAGGAATGCATGAACCAGTTTTTATGGCGATATACAAAGGTGATAGGGACAACTATGGAGTAAAAGGTGCTAGAATGGTCATCAGCGCAAAGGGTGGTAGGTCCATCAAGAAGTATGTCTGACTATCTCCAACAACTCATTAAAGACTTTAAAAGTAAAGACTTTAAGAACTTTGCTGGATATGTGTATACAACACTTCAGCGTGAAATTGATGCTGCTACTAATAATAAACAAAAGAATAAATATATACTGATAAGAAAACAAATTTTACGGTATATCGTTACTAACGAAAAAACGATAACCAAGGAGTTGCTCAATAAAAAGTGATGAAAAATTTTTTCCAGTTTTTGTCCGAGTCTGCCGCCCAACAAGCAGCAAGAATGGGTCTTAAAGGTGATGGTCATGGAGGGTGGTATGATCGCAACAGTGGTGAGTTTGTAGCAAAGACTGAGAAAGGGAAACTAGTCTTTTATAATAAGCGTCAGAAAATGGGTGGAAAGGACCCAGAGCAGACTGAGAAGGAAAAGAGAATATCTAACCCAAACTTTGTTGACCCCAAACTGAAGCAACAGGAAGCACCAAAACCAAAAGCAGGAAAGGGTGAAGAGAAGAAAGATGATGGTCCTAAGTTCGAACCTGTAGAAAAGACAAAGGGAACTCTGACCGTTGCCTTTGGTCGTTTTAACCCACCACACCTTGGACACCTGCAGTTGATGGATACTGCTGCTGGTTCTGCTAAGAGTGATGGTGGAGACTATATGATTGTTCCATCACGCAGTCAGGATCCGAAGAAGAACCCATTGGATGCTGATACTAAAGTGAAAGTGATGCAGGATATGTTCCCGCAACACAGAAAGAACATCGCCAATGACGCTGCTACTCGAACCATCTTTGATGTTCTGAAGAAGGCACATAATGATGGTTATGCTAACGTAAGAATCGTTGGTGGTGCTGATAGAGTCAAGGAGTTCGAAAAACTCTCTGGTTCTTATAATGGTAAACTCTATCAGTTTGATAACCTAGAAGTTGTATCTGCTGGTGATAGAGACCCAGACTCTGAAGGTGTAGAAGGTCTTTCTGCCTCAAGAATGAGACTTGCTGCTGCTGAGAATGACTTTAAAACATTCCGTTCTGGTATGCCTTCTGATATGAAACCAGAAAAGGCAAAGGAAATATACAACACTGTTCGCCGTTCGATGGGTATCAACGAAGAGTGGGGTATTTGGGAGATGGCTCCCAAGTTTGACTATCAGACTCTTCGTGAAAACTATGTTGCTAAGATTATCTACAAGATTGGTGAAATTGTAGAGAACTTAAATACTGGTCTCGTCGGACGTATTATCCGTCGTGGAACTAACTATCTCATTTGTGTTACCGAAGACAACATTATGTTTAAGTCTTGGATCAAAGATGTGAACGAAGCAGTTGTTAATGGTACTGAAAGGGGTGGAGTTCCTGCTGACCAAAGACTAGTTGGAACTGATTCTCATCGTAAGTATGTTGAGTCAATGGTCCCAGGTTCTAGTTGGGGTCTACAATTCATAAATAAATATAGGAAAAAGTAAGCCTGTAACATCTCTTCCAATGAAAACCAATATCTCTGAAGAACTTCCAGCAAGAAAGCACGCTCCTGCTGCTCCTGCTAAGGGTGCTAAAGGTGCTCCCGCCAAAGGTGCCGCTGGAAAGAAAGAAGGTGGTGGATCACCTGCCGAGAACTCTGAGAAAAGAATTCGTCAGGCAGTATATGATATCCGTTATCGTGCCAGAAGAGAGGACATTGATCTCAAGCAAGCGTTCTCTCAGTATATGTCCAACAGTTCACTGAACCCTGCTGAAAGAAAAGCAGTAAAGGAGAAACTGTTTGGTAAGAAGGGTGGAGTTGCTGAGTCGCACTCTGTAGATAGCGTTGACTGGGCAGTAGACTCTGTTGCTGGTGCTCTCTATAAGGTATTTGTTGAGGGTGTAGATAAAGAAGAAGAGAAGATTGAACTTGAGTATGCTAATCAACTTGCCGAAGAGCAAGAGAGAAAGTATAAGGTAAGAGTTACTGATCCAAAGAGTAAGAGATCATACGTTAGATACGCTACTCGTGAAAAGATCACTGCTCTGAGAGGCAAAGGTCTTAAGGTCGAAATGACCGAGTATGGTGAGCCTTATGAAGGTGAGCGTAAGAAAAAGAAAGACGTTCCTAACAATAAGAGTGGTCTGGACAAACCAGTACATCCTTCCAAGAGAGATGGTGATGTAAACGATGATGGTAAGAAGGACAAAACTGATTCTTACATCTACAACCGTCGTGATGCTGTCCGCAAAGCGATGAAGAAAGAAGACTACCTCTGGTTTGAGGGAACAACTTCTGTAGAAGGTCAGAATAGAGTTCCTGCCGCCATTGATGTTGGTCAAAAGGTTGATAACTCCAAGAGAATCAGAGTCTTCCCAGACGACGGATCTAACCCACAGAACAATGGGGGTGTTATCCAAGCTGGTAATGAAATGGAAGGACCATTCCTGACTGAGAAGGCAAAGAGCAAAGCACAACAACGTTTCTTCGGAATGGTTCGTGCTAAACAAAAAGGTGAAATGGAAGATGCTTCACCTGAAGTTGAGAAGGCAGCAAAATCCATGAAGAAGGGTGATGTCAAAAAGTATGCCAAAACCAAGCATAAGGGTCTTCCTGAAAAGAAAGAAATGAAGGAAGAAGCGGGCGAAATGTGCCCTAAGTGTGGTAAGTCTCCTTGTGAGTGCCGTGCTAGAGAAGGTTATCGCATCGCTCTACAGAACAAGTTCAGAGCACTTGG